CTGATTGGAAACCCTATCCGAAGCCTCACTGAGATCCAGTGTGGCGAGACCTCCCGTGAGGGAGCCCTCTCTCGCAAGGACCTGGTTTGGTTCTTGCGATTCGGCGCAGATGAAATTCCTAGCATTGTCAGAGCTAGGCACCTGCTGCACCATCACCGAGAGAATCCCTTGTTGCATGTATTGCATACAAGTAGGTTCAACGGCGATGATACGTGGGGTCTTCAGCGTCTTCGGGACAGAGATAACCCTTACGGGTATCTCATCCCGAGGTTCCAGGATAGAAACTCGGTCTACGCTTCCGAGGAAGCGCGGACTTGGGATCAGGTTCTCCCAATGCGGGAAAACGACCTCAAGTCGGCGAGTCCACTGCAGGTTGTTGTACTTCGCGTTTCCGCGAAGCTTATCCGCAGTGGCACCTGGGCCATGCTTGGGCGAGACCGACTCGTTGTAGACTCGAGAGTCTATCGACGAGAGGTAATCCGCCCAAAGCAATCGTCCGACGCGCGAGAAGTCATCGAGCCTGTTGGCTTTAGACGACTTGATCGCTAGATCGGACAGGCGAACATCCTGCTCAGCTTGAACGTATGCGTCAAATGCCGCTTTCTCCCTCGCGGGAGTACACGGCACCTCAATCTTTGCCCACATCAGAGTAATCTGACGCACGCAACGGATTGAATCGACGCAGGGATCGTTCAAGAGTATCCCTGTACCACGGTCGAACACACGATCAAGGAAACCTCCGAGAAATCGGGGGAGACCTCTGTGCCGCCGGAAACCGGCGAATGCAGCGTGATCTACCTTCCCAGTGTCAAGACTTTTTTCGAAGTCTCGACAGAAGGCAGGCAAGGATATCATCAAGAATGATATCCCTTCGTGTTCGATTCGCTTCGAGATCGTTTTGAGATCTCGAATGGTGCTTGTGCCGCATCTCGTTCCCGCTTCCGCGAGAACGACTTGCAACAGCGAGATCAGGCTGCGTGGATCCACAGATAGTGGGTTCACGTGAACTGCCTCCTTCTAGGGGGTCGGTTCTCCTCAGCCATGATCGTATCATCGCATGCAGAACTGTGACCACCGTATCAGCAGTCATTCTGTCAGTTCTCGCCACCCAGAAGCTGGGTGACCTTGGCCCCAGACGAAGCCGTGAGGTATGCCACAAGGGCATCCACAAGGTACTTCTGCTCGGCCACAGTGAAACCGTTCACAGGATGGTCCACCACGAGCGTCACGCTCATGTTGGATCGAACATTCTGTGACGGAATCAGGGGGTCGGCAGAAGTTTTCGACTGGGTCAGTCGCATCGCGCGGCGAGTCCGCTTCCCATACTGATGGGAAACAGACATCAGGACAGTTCCATCGGCGGATGCAAATCCGCCCTGGCCCTGACCTGAGCTGGTTCTCGGAAGAGAAACAGGAACCGCGTTGATAGTGACGGACTGTGGGTCTGCGTACGACATGGCATCGCCTTTGCAAGGTGGTGGTGTGCGCCTCTCCCTGTTTGAGAGAGACGGCTCAGATGTTTCGTCTGAGACTCGTGGAGCTATCGGTCAT